ATGGCTTCCGCCAAAGAACTGATTGAACTTACTCAAACAGTAAAAATTGATGAGCTTGTTTCTTATCTCAACTCTCTGGTTCGCAGACCTGAGGGGGTTACAGGTAACTCACTAACCTGTGCTGTTTGTCAGGCGGATGAATGGATAATGTCACCTTATCCAGGCGACAACAGTAGGCCTATTGTTGTATCACATCCCATACCCTTTTCGCAGAATCAGGCTGTCTGGTATTTTACAATGAATTGTCGCAACTGCGGTTATACAATGTTTTTTGATGCTCAAGTTGCAACAAAAGCAATAGTAGATAGGAGGAGTAAATGATAGCTATCGCTGTAGATTTTCGACCTACTTATCTTCCTGTAAGTACTAGTACACTAACTCGCTTTTTTGGGGGCTTGGTAAGAAATGGTATATCACGTAGTACCGATAACCATTTATTTGCAAGAAATGAACCTGGTCATGTTGTTCATCTCCGTTCTGAAAAGCGCCGGGCAGTGAATCAACACTGCGACTCGCTTCGTTTTGACTTTCCTGCGCTTGAAGACGCTTTTGAATGCGAGTTTGTTGAATTACCTGATTCTGTCCAGAATGCCCAGGATTTCAAAAAATGGCTCATGGAGATGGATTTTGAATGAGAGTGGAGTTCGGTAAAAAGCTATTAAAGCACTTAAAAGAAATTGTAGCAAAAGAAGAAATGGAAGAAAAACAAGTAGATAAAGTCTTCTTGTTTGCTGATCATGTTAGAACACATGGTCTTAAAGATTTAGAGGGTAGGAACAAAAACTCTGACGAGGTCCCAGAGGATTATCCTGATAGAGAAAAAAGGATAGAAACGGCCCGCGCAAAAAAATGGTGGCATTACCATGTTGGTATTGAATGTTATAATGGGTTCATCCATGGTGATAAAACTTCTGAATATATAATTCATTATGCCAATCATAGTCCGAATTACATTCGTCTAGGCAAGCTTGATTACCATCCTCCGTTTCTCATACCTTTTGATGAATGGCTTGTTTACCGGTAAACCTAGCTCTAAATCTGGGTTTACCTTTGTATCTTCTTTCAATCACTAACCTACCGAATAATTTTTTTTAATCGGCCTTGGCGATAGGTACTTCATCCAAACGCGTCGTGTAACACGGCGACAGCATCTCGCGCTTCATCTGCCACGACTGCTGGATACCCTGCCCCGCAAAATAGAGTGTTCCCCGGCCCTGCTGGTTCAGTTTGTCCATCAGTGACATCAGCGCCTCGCTGTTCGCGCGCGGCGCGTTCTCGTCAAACAGATTCAGCTGCGCCACGCCCTGGCTGAAAAAGTCACCCAGCATAACGCCCGCCTTCTGGTACCGGTGACCGTCGCGCCAGACCGCATCGAGGCAGCGCGTCGCCGCGGCGATAATGTCGCGCGTGTCCTGTGTGGGCGTCAGCAGTTTGGTTCCAGCGTGGTTGCCGTAATACGGCTCAGCAGAGAACGGCGACGTTTTCACGAACACCGAAATGTACCGGCAGAACTGATGCTCGCCGCGGAGCTTTTCCGACGCCCGCGCCGCATAGCTGCAGATGGCCTGGCGCATTGCTTCATAGTCGGTGATGCGCTCACCAAACGAGCGGCTGCAGACAATTTCCTGTTTCGCCGGGGCAAACTCTTCGATCTCCAGACAGGGTTCGCCGCGCAGCTCGCGCACGGTGCGCTCCAGCACGACGTTAAAATGTTTGCGGATAAAGCGGATGTCGGTATCGCATAGCTGCAGTGCATTTTTAATACTCATTGCCTCCAGCTTTCTGGCAATACGCCGACCGACGCCCCAGACTTCCTCCACCGGCATCAGCGCCATCAGCCGCCGCTGGCGCGCCTGGTTTGAAAGGTCCACCACCCCGCCTGTCTGCGGCCACTCTTTGGCCGCGCGGTTAGCGAGTTTAGCCAGCGTCTTTGTCTGGGCGATACCGACACCACAATGGATCCGGGTGTTGCGCCGGACGGTGTCGCGTATCTCCCGGCCAAAATCAGCCAGGTCCCTGCAGTTCCGCACTCCCGTCAGGTCGCAGAAAGCCTCATCGATGCTGTATATCTCAACGCGCGGACACATTTCCTCAAGCGTCGTCATCACCCGCTGGCTCATATCACCGTAAAGTTCATAGTTGCTGGAAAAGGCAATGATCCGCTGCGGAAACTGCATCTCGCGCAGCTGGAACCAGGGCATGCCCATTTTTATGCCAAGCGCTTTGGCTTCGCGGCTGCGTGCTATCACACAGCCATCATTATTCGAGAGCGCCACAATGGGCTTACCGGCCAGATCCGGACGGAATGCCGTCTCGCAGCTCGTGTAAAACGAGTTCATATCAACCAGCGCGAACATTGCGGTGCAGGGTATTTATAACGCAAATGACAACGCCGACGATTTCGAGGTCGTCGGCGTCATAAACAGCAATAGGCGGGTAAGCCGGGTTCTCTGCGCGCAGCTGCGCCACCGGATACGTCACCAGCCTTTTCACGGTAAACTCCCCGCCGATATTGGCGACGACGATGTCGTTATGCTTCGCGTGCAGACTGAAGTCCACCAGCAAAAGCGAGCCGTCAAGAATGCCAGCGTCGCGCATCGAGTCGCCGGCAACCCGCAGGACATAGGTGGATGATGGATGTGCAATAAGGTGGGAAACGAGGTCAATGCCACTGTCGATATAATCGGCAGCGGGACTCGGAAAGCCTGCTGAAATCAGGTCTGCATAGAATGGGATGTTGACTGGCGTAACCGGCCAGACGAGGGGGTGTATTTTCATTATGTACCTCCCGGTAAAATTACTGTGTATTTATACAGTAGTTTCAGGAGGTAACGAAATCAAGACGAAGCGGCCTATTAATCGTAACGGCTGGAATTTTTTTGTATTTCAAATTCGGCCCGGTTCTAAACAATGCGAATTATAATAAATACCTTTGGATACAGGACTTTACCACGACATATCTGCGCTCACAGGTCACATGACGCTAAAACATGCAAAGCTGTGCAACCTGGTGCAAAGCCTTGCGTGTCTCACTTCTGTCCCACCTGTAGCTAAGCGCAAGACGAATCGACACCTTCCGAGGTTTTGAGTTGTTTTGCGCTAATTTTTTGCCCCATGCATCCCACATAGATTGCTTTCAAGGCGCTATGGGCCATGAGATATCAGGAGCGGAAGTCGTGTCTATACGACTTAATAACACTCTGAATTTTTTCAAGGCTAAAAGTCTTGTTGTCTCATCTTCTGTTGCCATGTCAAGATCAACAGCATCCTGAAGGAGTGATATCTCGTTGCTTGCTTCATTCATCAGCATCGTTTTCCTTTCTACTGCCTCTTTCTGCTGAATATCTTTGAGTGCTTTATCGTCGGGTAGCCACTTTTCTCCATCCCAAAACTCCCATGCCCGAGGAGGACCAGACAAAGTAAACCCATCAGGAATGTCTCCAGGCTCATTAATAATCATGGTCTTGCTTTTGTCAGTGGAGTAGGCCATCTTGCCCCGATAATCTGAGGTAATCATCCATGAAGATCCATTCGCATTTCTGATTATCGCCTTGCCCTCTTGCAGAGGCGGCGGCGCGTCAAGGTATGCGCCAGCAGGAAGTCCCGTTCCTCTACTAATCATGACTTCGGAAGTGCCTATGTATTCCCCGCTGATGTCTGCAATATAAACTTTTTGGATGAAATCTTGTTCAGCAAAACCATCTGAATTGAATACCATTACGAAGCCCTCACTATCATATTCCAGACTATGTTTCTCATTCTGACTTCTGCTGAGTTTCCACGACCATAAGAAGGACTTGATTTTGATGCATCAATGGTTGCAGTCACGCTACGAAGGAAAGTTGTGTCACTCGTTATTGTGTACGCAGCTGCAACGCCTCCTGCGCACGTTATCGCGCCTGTGCCAAATCCTCTGGAATCAACCGATGGCGCAAAAGACCCTACAATATTAGGAGCTGCGTCCAGTTGTTCCGAAAGCATTGCCCTCCCCTGATCTACTCCCCTGCCATCATCAAATCCCCTGACTACGTTAGCACGCATATCGGGAAGAACGCCTGTCGTATAAATAGAAGCTAATTTTGGGTATAGCGTTTTATCGAATGATGCCCCATTCAACCTGAGGTATTTAATTCCAAGAGTTGAGTTGTCAGGAAGATTTAAAGAAGGCCACACTAACATCGACCCCACAGGTGAAAGAGTGTCAACCATATCTTTAATGCTATTCAATGATGGGCCAGTCCATGAGCTACCGTCTGATAGAGTGACAGTAATATTACCTGCGCCTGAAAACATTTGCTGCCAGTTTGTTTTGTCCAGGTTAAGTCCACGTAAGGCTTCGGCGGTCTGTGAGGCAAGTGACGCGGTAATTAAGCTCTGTGCTTCCTGAGGAACGGCAAACCAGGAGACGCCACTCTGAGTCGGTCCAGTGTAATTACTAACCAGGGTGAGTTGAGTGTTTCCTGAAATTGATTTAACCGGGAGTGTATAAGGCGTTCCGCCGATTTTGATCACGACCAGATCACCCGCTTTTAATTCCGTTGTGAATGATGTTCCAGTACCAATAATCGCTGCTGATTTATTTGTAAGCGTAAGAGTGCCTGCCGACATGGTATTCTCCTGAAAAAACCGCCATAGCGATGCTGCTTAATACATGCTTTCAAGCAGTAAGATATTTGTAGAGCTGACAATATCGAACATCACCGGATAGTCACTTGTCCAGAAAGTAGCGACGTAGCCACGGCCGATCCGCACCGCGTTTCCGCTTCTGACGATCCCGCAATATTTCGCGTAACACCAGCCGCCCTGAATATCAGACTTCGCGCCATAGCGACCCAGCATAATGAAACGGTTGCCAATGTCCGTTGACGTTTTCGATGCACGGAAATACGCATTGCTGTATAAAAAAGGGCGGCGCGTTGTAGAGAATGTGCACTGACCCGCTGCATTAAAAAAGTTAAGGCCGGGTCCCGCAACGGGTGCCGCACCCGCCGCAAATATCACGATGTCCATGGTGACTGTAGCGTTCACATTTGCGCCGTTACGCTCCAGTGTGGCGATGACTCTGTTGCCATCATATTCAACCGTCACATCATCGGCGCTCCATTTACCAAAAACCAGATAAGTTCCACGAGCAAACCCGGTGTCGGGCGGTGTCCACGAGCCGGTAAAGGTGACTCGCCCGCGCCATGCACACTGACCCACAATGCTGCCATTCGTAATAGTTGTAAAATCAGTACTGTCAGAGATAAATAACCCGGTACGTCCGGACTGAGAGGCTGGCATTATCTGCCACATCGTTCCGGGCCAGAGGATGTCGTTGTAGCCTTTGACGCTGTACCATGACGATATAATCATGCTGCCGCCATTCTGAGTGGCTCCGCTAAGGCAACCTACGGTCGGAACAAGACTGGTTCCGCCGTCATAAATTCTGGCAGTTTCGTACGGGGCATAAACCAGGGCCGCGCCAGCCACATAACCCGGCGCGTTATATATATTCCCAGATCCGCCAACTATCCCGCACCAGGAGGGGCAACGAAGCCCCGCCGTGATTTCCATCACCGGACCGCCGTCGTTTAAGTCAATCAGTAATCCACTGGGCATAATTACCAGCTCCCCAGAACAATGCGGCCACCATTCGCCAGATTTACGGTAACGCCAGCTCCGTCAATAACCACGTTGTTTCCGGGACCTGACATAGAGAAACGCCCTTCGGTTGCAATAATGGTTCCGCGCACTGTAACGGCATTGAACTCAGCATTACCCTCCTTACTGATATTCCAGCCAGTGCGACCTGCCACATAGTTCGTGGACTCTATGAATGCGCCAATTTTGGCACTGGTTATGGTGCCATCCTGAATAAAGGCAGAGCTCATAAACACCTGTCCGCCAACCACAGCAAACGGAGAGAACTGACTGGCACCGCTGCCGGTGGTCAGCACAAACTGATCGGCATTAAACGCAACACGCGTTACGACTGGCTGCCCGGCCTGTGCCAGCACCGCAATGCTCATACCGGCGCTGTAGTAGTTGCCGTTAATCCGCACACCTGCTTTCAGCGTATGAATGGCCGTGGCGCCACTGGTGTCCACCACGGCGGTCAGCTTGTCTTCCAGCGCGGCCGTGACATTGCCTATCTGCGCCTGGACCTGAGTGCTCATTTCCGCCAGAGCCTTATCAACGTCGGCGATAGTGGTTTTCACCATCAGAATATCGGCGCGCACTTCGCCATACTGCTTCCACTGATGATCGACCGTGGCGTTGTTCGCCAGTGCGTTCTGCATCACCGCCTCGATGTTAGTGTCGATTTGCTGCTGCAGCGCCTGACCGTCGGCACTGGTGAGAAAATCCCCGGTAATATCACCCAGGTAATCCTCCGCGTTGTCGTTCGCCATACCCCGCACCCAGCCAGTCCAGGCTGACTGGTTCCCGATGCGGTCCACCAGCCGCGCGCGGTACCAGAAGATCTGCCCGGCACGCAGGCCAAGCTGCGTGAAACTGTGCGCAGGATACGGCACATCCGAAAGCAGCAGCGCGTCGTAACCGTCGGTCGCGGCGGCATACTGAATCTCGGTCATCAGCGTGTCGTCAGCACCGTCCGGGAAATTCCAGTCGAGCTGGATCCCCCAGTTAATCGGCGTCGTGCGGAAATTCAGCGGCACCGGCGGCTGCCCCACCTTGCCGGTCAGTGTCACTTCCACGCTGGTCTGCCAGACCGAGGCGACATCGCTGGCGTTTACGGCGCTGACGCGCGCCATGTACCGCCCGGCATAGATACCCTGCACCTCAAAGCCGAGCAAGCTTGTGCGCGGCACATTCACCCAGTCGCCGTTATCCTTGCGCCACTGGCATTCATACGCCACGGCGCCGGGTGCCGCGGGCCAGGCGACACGCAGGGTTTCCACGCTGAGGTTCTGCACCACGCGGCTGTAACTGCTGAGGGTCACGGAGGCTGGCGGTGCCTGCACGCCCGGCGGAATGGCTGATACCGGACGCTCATCGAGCCGCGCGCCGGAATCGATGGCGGCATATTTATCCGGGTTGTGCTGCACGGCGCTGATGGTCCAGGTGCCGTCGTTATTGTCTTCAACGGACGTGACGCGGTACTGCTGGATCGCGACATCCTGCGCATCCACCGACCAGACCGCCTCGCGCTCCGGCGTTTCGCTGAATACCGCAGATACCGTGACGTTGCGGCCACTGACCGCCTGAAGGGTACGGGCCTGTGATTTACCGGACGGCAGGTTGACGATAAGCCTGTCGCCTGCTTTTGCATCCGGCACCCGGTCGAGCGTCAGCGCGCGACCGTTCACCTGACTGATACGCCCGCCCATCACCCGCCCGGACAGATACTGATCCGCCACGCCGATGATATGGCCCGGCAACGGGATCATGCCTTCCAGCCCGGTGGCGAAACTCACCATCCGGTCTTTAGCATTTGTCAGCAGTGCCCAGCGGCCGCGGCGGTTGGCCTCGGTGCGCCGCGTGCAGCCAATGGCGGAGATCTGCGTCTGGCGCACGCCGTAGCGCCGCACCAGATCAGGCTCCATCACCGCTTCCACTTCATCGGTGTAATGGTTCTCCGGGTTTGACCAGCTCACCATCGCCGTTGAATAACGGTTCTTCTCGCTGCCGCTGGCGTAGGAGAATTTGCCGTCAATAACGTTGGCGCGGGTGTAGACATACGTCATATCGCGCGGCATATCCGCCAGCGCGGCCAGCTGATTACCGGCCCAGTAGGTCATGCCGCGGAAGATGCTCGCCAGGTCGCGCAGCACCGTAAACGCCTCGTTCTGGCTCTGGATATACACGTCGCAGAGAAAACGCGGCTCGGTACCGCTGCCGCCGGTACCGTCCGGCACGGGCTGATCGCAGTACTGCGCGATACGGTAGAGTTCCCACTTGTCCACCTGCGTCGCGTCCAGCCGGTCTCCGATCCCGAAACGGTCACTCAGCACCAGGTCGTAAAACACCCATGCGGGGTTGTTGCTCCAGGCCCATTTAAACGAGCCGTCCCAGGTGCCGGAATAGGTGCGCGCCACCGGATCGTATGTCGTGGGCACGCGGATTTGCCGCCCGCGGGCGCGCACGCTGATTTGCGGAATATTGCTGAACTGCTTCGCGTTGAACGACACAAAGAGCAGCGCGGTGTTCGGATAGCGCAGCTTTGCATCGATGATTTCGGAATAGGCCTCGATGTTCGTCGTATCCACGATGCGGCTGGAGGTGCTGTCCGCCGTCGTCCGGCTCACACGAAGCTGCCAGCCGGTCCGGGCAGGCGGAAGGTCAATGCGATGGCTGCGCTCATAAAGCGAGGTGGTTTTACCGTCGAACGCGCTGTTCAGCACTGTGACATACCCGCCGCCGTCTGTGGACAGCTCAATTTTGTATTCGACGCGGTAGCCCACCACATCCCCGTTGTCCTTCATGCGCTGCAGTGAAGGCACACCGAGACGTACCCGGACCGCAGAGAGCTGCATGTTGCTGATGGCACGCGTCCACGGCTGTGTGGCTTTAAGCTGAGTGTTAATGGTGATTTCATTTTCCACCGACGGTATGCCGGGAATGTAATCCTGCGTCTGGGTACCCGGACGAAATTCCCATTTCACATCGGGAAAATTAAGCGTGCCGTCGGCGCTGCGAATCGGGGTACCGTCGAGGAAAATATCTTTATCCGTCAGGCCGCCGGCGAACTCCCCCTCGCCCAGGGCCAGCAGTATTTTGGCCGTCGCGATCGACTGTAATGAATCAGGAGACTCCCGCGGTATGCGTGAATTACCACCGCCACCCTTTTTACCGGTTATTTTTTCCATACTGCGCCCATAAAAAAAGCGCCCGCAGGCGCCATTATCAGACCGGTTTTCACTGGTCGTTGGTGTAGATGCCGGCAGAGACAATCGCGCCGCCGATTTCGCGCTCGCCATACAGGAGCCCGACGGGGTTACCCATTGCAGTGGTATTCACGGGCCCACCGAACGCATAGCTCGGCGCGTTATCGGGGGCCTGACGCGATGCCAGCCCGCCGGGCTGGGGTGACAGCATCTGCACCACGCCGCCAATCATCATCGAACCGCCCATAAGGCCAATACTCATCGCCGTGCTGCCTGCGATGGCACCGATACCCACGGGGCCAAGAGCAAGCGCTCCCACCACCAGCACGGCACCAAGAATGGTCTGCAGCACACCGCCACGCTTGCTTCCGGCAATCACCGGCGCGATGCGGATATCCTCTTCGCCGCTGTTATGCTTCAGCTCGTCCTGGCCGATGTTCTTTTTCCCCCGGAACACGGCAAAGCGCAGGCCGCGCAGGTGCGCCGTCTGCATGTACTGCTCAAAACCCGGAAGAATGACCGACAGCGCGCGACAGGCTTCTGCAGGGCTGGTAATCACCAGCCGGTGCACCCGGCCAAATTTCGCGCCAAGCATGCCGTACAGCCTCACCGTTTTCAGTTCATTCATGGCAGGTCCTTGTGTCTGACAATTTTAATCGTGCGCTCACGCAGATAGCCGCCATAAGGCGTAGTGCAGGAGAGCTGGCCGTACAGATGATGCAGCAGCTGGTTACCTTCCAGCAGAATACCGGCATGATTCACCACCGGCGCGGATACCTGCATCAGCACCATGTCGCCAGGGCGCGGCTCTGTGACCTCGCGAAACCCCTCCGCATACCAGTTATCCATATAGAGATTTTCGCCCCGCTCCCACCACGGGTAATCCACGCTGTAGTTGCGAAGCATCACACCCTGCCGGCGGTGCCAGTCCATCACCAGCGACCAGCAGTCGGCATAACCCAGCTCAAAGGCGCGCCCTTCCAGCGGCCGTTCGCCGCGGGGCGCGATGGTGCGCAGGTCGCCTTCCGGCTATGAGACGATTACCCAGGGGATGCCGTGGGCGTCGCACTGCAGCTGGTCGAGCTCGCTCGGCTGGGTGGTGGCGCCGTCGCCCGGGTGGGAATGCACAATGGCAGTAACGGTTCCCCAGTCTTCCGCCGCCGCGTAATCCTCTGGCGACAGCTCAAACTGTTCCTCCGGCGCGCCGGTAATGTTCCGGCACGGGAAATACCGCTCGACACGGCTTTTTTGTGCCACCACGCCGCAGCACTCGCGCGGGTATTCCGCCGCAGCATGCGCCAGAATGTCGGCAATGGTTTTATCGCGCATGGTTACCTCCGGATCAGGCTGGCACCCGGAAAGCCGCCGAAATCGAGCCGGGCATCCGAACCAAAGCGTTTTTTACAGTCGGTCAGCAGGCCCGAGCATTTATCCTGTGCCGGGTCGGTCACCGGGTTACCTTTCAGATCAAACATGCGCGGGCCGTTGTAGGTACAGCCGTCACCGCTGCGGTATTTGTTGCGGCAGGCCCAGGTGCAGACCGCTGTGATTTGCCGCGTCGGGATCAGCAGTCCCTGCAGGTCCATCGGGCTGGAGAGGCGGAACTCCACCACTTCATTGTCTTCAGCCGCCTTGCTGTCGATGTAAAACACCTGGCGGAAATACTGCCCCGGATCGGCAGACGGGTTGCCGTCGGGAAACGTGCGCGCATCGAGATACTGGCCGAACGTATCCAGAACAGTAACCTTTGCCTGTACCATGTCATCAAAGCGCAGGCAGAGCGCGGTCACCACGCCATCAAGGTTAGCGATGCGCAGCACCGGCTCCGCACTCTGGCCGTCACTCGACGACGCCAGCCCGGTAATTTCAAACGGCCAGGCACCGTATTCATCGTCATCAAACCAGATGGATTTAGCGGCAAGCTTCGAGGTGTCGCCTCCGCTCGCCGCGATTTCTTCCGGCGTATGAGGAATGGTGCAGGCGTGAAAGCGCAGCACGCCCGCGCCGAACGCCGAGCCGTCGACGGTCACCAGGCGGACGCTGTCGCCGGGCTCGAGCTTCTGAACGTCATTGCTGATTGCCATAAGTACCTACGGAGCGAATGCCTGTGTGAAGGTTGCCGTGAGAGAGAAAATGCCACCGCCCGGGGCCGACGGGCGGTAGGCGTCACAGCGGTAAAGCCCCACGCCTTTCAGCGGTGCCTGCCAGATGAATGAGCGGCTACCGCCATGCCTGTCGAGGAAGTCCATAATCGCGGTGATGTAGCTTTCATCACCGACAAATTCCAGATCCCATTTCTGGCTGCGGGCGTTGATGCCGTCGCCCGACGCCTGGGCATACCCGTCGCCGAACTGCGCGCGGCGGACGCGGTGAGTGACCTCGCCGCCGGCATTAATGCGCGGGCACCAGGTAAAGGTTTCGGTTGCCATGTTTCACCCATAAAAAAACCCGCCGCAGCGGGTAAGTAAGGAGCATCAGCGCTTGCCCTGCGTGGCGTTCCACAACGGAGTGCCGGGCTTGCGCAGTTGCGTGTTGATGGTATCGATGATGGCGCCGGTGAGCTGGTTAGCCACCGCGCCGGCGGCGTTAGTGTTGCCCTGCGCACCGCCTGTGCCGCCGGAGAAATTTATGGTACCGATGCTGAGGCTGACACCCGCGCCGCCCTGCGTGCCACTGCCCAGCGCTTTTACACCCAGCCTGCCGGTGGCGTCGCGGGTCAGCGGCATAATGGCTTCCGGCCCGGCCTCGCCCATCACGCCCGCCCCTTTCGCAAACGCAAAAAAGGTGGGAGTATCAACGACACTGCCGCTGTAGCTGCTCAGATCGGCTGACGAATAAACCCCACCCTTCGCGTTAAACTGGAAAGACGCGCCGTAGTTCTGGATGGCGGTGCCTGCATTCGCGCTGCCGGATGCGCTTCCGGCGACGCCTCCCACAATTCCTCCGAGAAGGGAGCCGAGAAGTCCACTGCCAGACGAACCGCCACCCATCGCGTTAATCACGGCCATCTGGAGCGCAACCTTTGAGATAGTCTGCAGAACGGATAACCCCCAGTCCTTCCAGCTGGCCTTGTTACCCACCAGCATTGCGGAGACGTTATCAAGCGCACTGTCCATCGTGGAGGTAATACCCTGCGATACCGTGCCGGCAATGTTGCTAACGTTATCCATCCAGTCTGACAGTCCCGCGCTTACGCCCGCGCGCCAGTCCAGTTCGCTGACCTTCGCCTGCTGATATTTTTTATCAAGCGCATCCAGTGCAGCCTGGCGCGCAGCAATAGCCTCAGCCCCCTTATCGGTTTTATCAAAAACGCGCTCAACTTCCTGCCGCTCGCGGTACTGATCGCGCTGGCGGCTTCCCATTCCCGACGTCGCTGCCGTGAGGCCTGCCTCATCCTGGTAGCGGCGTGCGGCATCTTTGAGGTCTTTAAGCGCATCAGCCATTTCACGCTGTTTGCGGACAGCTTCATCAGCTTTTTGTGTCCACTGCGCCAGCGCCACAGCACCAGCTTCAATGGATTTGCGCTGTTCTTCGGTCCATTTAGTTCCGGCTTCATGGGAGGCGGCAAACAACTCAGCAGCTTTTTCACCTTGGCTGGCCCGTACCTTTTGCACTTCGGTAGCAATACTCAGGTCAGCCATTTTTCGGCTGTACTGCTCGGCTGTCTGGGAAGCTTCACGCGCTGCTTTGCCTGCGTCGCGAGTAGCATCGGCCTGAGATTTTTGGGCGGCAGCTACCCGCTGCGCATTGTTGTAGTCGTCCTCAGCCGCCTTTGTATAGTCCGCAGCATACTTTGAGTTTTCAGGACCTGTACGGCCCATTTTTTCGAGTTCAAATTGCGCTTGCTTACGAGCCCTAGCAAGGCCGGTTAATCCGGCAAGCTCTGCCTGCTGTTGCTTTTGAATAAGGCTTTGCTGATCTTGGGTTGATACTGGAGCCTGTGGAATGGCAAACGGGACATTAACCAGAGCGTTTCTTGATGAGAGAAGCTGATTACCAAGCGAAAGCAGTCTGTTTAGCTCAGAATGCTGGCCATTCATCATCAGCAAAGAATAATAAGCCTGGTTTTGCTTCCATGCCTGCTCGCGGAGCTGGTCAGTCCTGCGACGCTCGATTTCTGCCAGAGCCTGCTGAATAATACGTGCCTGCTCCCGGAGTTGATTGAGCTTGTCTTCCTCGACAGCTAAATCACCTGTAACAATGGAAATGGCGCGCACTATATTAAGATCGTTTTCTCCAGTGATGCCGGGTTTACCCCTCGCAGCATTGAGATCATCAATTTGACCTTTTAAGGTCTCAACTTTCCCCTGCTGTTCGGTGACAAGCCTGTTTTGCTCGGCCAGCGCTTCAATGGTTTTCTTGCGATTATCGTCTGTGTCAGGAAGCGACATCTTAGATGTCTTTTCGCGGATCTCATCTATCTGGCTGGCATATTCCTGCGCTGACTGGCGGGCCTGCTCCTGATTCTGGTACATGGCATACCATGCACCTGCACCAAGCATTACCAGACCTGGGACGCCCCCGATCAATCCCATTGCTCCGCCCAAAAGACGCGAACCAACTGATGTAACACTGTTCAGATTGTTCTGTGCTGTGATCCTGCCTGAAAGGTTGCGGGTAAGCGCCGCCTGCGCTGATGCCAGTCTTGTTTCGGCAACTGTCTGAGCATCAGCGTTTTTAGCCGCTGCAAGACCGGATTGTGCTCGCTCAAGAGCGGCGCGCGCCCTGACTTTTTCTGTCGCCGTACCGCTGGTTAACGCAGTACTCAAACGCGTTTGGGCTGCTGTAACCTTCGCCTCTGCGGCGGCAACCTTTTCTTGCTGAGCCGCCTGCACATCAGCACTGCGGGCTGTCTGAACGGCCTGTTGTGCCCTATATACCTCAGCTCTTGCAGCAGCCACTGCCGACTGGGCTGCTTTTTCCTGCGCGACGGCAAGAGCGGCTTCTGCTTTAGCGGCGGAAAGCAAAGAGGCTGTAGCCCCCGAGGCGCTGCTAACGACACCCCCGAGATACTTCGCCAGCCCAACTCCAACCAGCGCACCAGCAACTGTTGTAATGGTGGACATGTTATTAGCGACGTCGTTCAGAGCGCCGCTCACTGCAGATGACGTAAGAGAATCCAGGGTTCCGGCGACACCATCAAGCCCACCGGATAAGGCAGATGTAGCGCCTGTTGCCTGGTTGATGCCACCAACCCATGCCATAAAGGAGTTGGTTACTTTTTGCAGTGATCCGGAAACAGTTTGCGGCATGGAGCTGAACTCCCCCCGCAAATTATCGAGCTGGCTTATCATGGCTGGCACGACTTTATCAATCGTCAGCTGCCCCTGATCCGCCATTGCTTTAAGGTCTTTCCGGGCGACACCCATTCCAGCAGCCAGAGCTCTTATAACGCGATCACCGGACTCGTTAACGGCATTAAACTCTTCACCACGCAGAACGCCCTGGGCCAGCGCCTGGCTAAACTGCGTAATAACAGATCCAGACTCTTCAGCGCTAGCACCAGATATTTTTAACCCAGTAGAAACCGCCTCTGTTATCTTAAGAATATCCGAAGAGTCATAACCAAACTCACGCATAGAAGCTGCTGCACGCGAGAAAAGATTAGCATTATCAGAAAATGCAGTGCCAGTTCGCTGGCTAATCTGCATGAGCTGTATCTGAGAGCTGGTAAAGTCGTCAGTTGTACTTGACGCTTGTTTTAACCGGGCATTTACTGACGTCCATTCGTCAGCGATCTGGACTAGCTTGCCAGTTGCAAATGCTGCTGACGCCGCAGCGGCTGCCCTGCCTGCGCTTGCGAAACCACTTGTAAGATCGGACAGGGCTTTCTCGCTTTCCCGCGCAGCGGCAGCAGCTTGCCGACCGCCATTCTGCATGGTGCGATAATAATCCTGACCCATACGAGAAGCGCGGGAAATTTCAGTTTGAAATGACTGTGAGTTCGCAGAAATTTTGATAATAAGTTCACGCAAGGTAGCCAA